GGCATCCGGCTGCGGATGACCTCGCCCGTCTCCGTGGTCTGCAGGACCACCGGATTGCCCTGATCGTCCACGCCGTAGATAGGATTGAGACCAACTCTTGCCCTGCGGGACGCATCCAAATCGGTGCGATACTTGGCAAGCAGCGCATCGGCCAAAATCTTCGCCCCTTGATCAGGCCCAACGGCTTGCGCCAACCGCGAGAAAGCTGGATCAATGCCGGAGAGGCCGCCATTCTCGAAGAGGCTTTGGAACCTCTGCCGCGCCGCTTCCTCTTCCTCCTGCTGGCGCCTCTGCTGACGGAATCCCGCCCCGAGCTGCATACCGCGAAGCGCCCCGCCGAAGCCTTCGCCTGACAGCAGGGCCGCGCCGCCAAGCCACAGAGGGCTTGTCATGGTGTCTTCGATCACGCCGAAAAGGCCGCGGTTCGCCATCTCAATCAGCCCTCGTCATGAGTATGGATTGACCAGGACCCACGGCGCCCACGAGCTGCCGTAGCTCCAAGGAGCGCCCATGGCCATATTGCCAAGGCCAGTGCCGATCAGTCCGCCGATCGTACTGCCGCCCCACGGCGCCCCGAGGATGGCCGCCCCCATCATGCCCGTGCCGAGGAGTCTATCGAACAGACCGCCGCCGGATTGCTTCGTCGTACTCGTGCTTGTCCCGCCCAAGCCCCCGATGCCGGTCGTGACGGGCAGCGTCTCTAGGATCGGACGCAATCCTGCCATCCTCTGCTCTTCCCAAGCTTCCCGCGCCGCGTCGATGTTGCGCTGATCGTAGCTCTCGCCGATCTGGCCCGCCTGGATGGCCGCGAGAGCGTTTCCTGCGCTGATCCCCGGCAGCATGCCGGCCGCCTGCAACCGCCGCGCCTGATCGGCCTCGTAGGCCTGGAACAGCGGCTGCGCCATGCCCTGCGTCAGGGCTTTGGCGAGGATGCCCTGGTGCGTGGTCGAGCCCGTCATGCCCGCGCGGGCGAACGCCGAGTTGATGGATGGCGCGATATTGGCGCGAACGGCCTCTATCAAGTCGTTGATCGCCGGGTTGAAGTAATCCCCGCCGATGACGCCCGAGAGGTAATCCGCAGCCGTCCGGCCGCCCGAGGCGAGCGCCAGCTCATCGAGACCGGCGCGCGTCGTGTCGCTCATCTGCGCAACGCGCGGGCCTTGGTAGGTCTGATACGCCTGCGGGTTGCTCAAGTACGCCTGCACGCCCCAGAGCTGCTGTTGCAGTGCGGGCTGGGCTGGCGCCCACGGATCAGACTGTGTCTTCGTCGTGGTTTTCTTTTTTCCTGGCATTTCATAACGCCTTCCGAAGTGTGACCATGCAAAGCTCGTAGCCGTGGGGCTTCAGGCGCCGCTTCCATCCCTCACGCCCACGTATTTGCAATTCATGCGCCGCCTTCATGCGCGCCCATGCCTCGACCTCCGCGAGATGACGGTCGATCGTAGAACCGTCGTCAGCGCTGAAACAGGCGATCGTTGCAACACGCTTGCCGCCCGGCCAGTCCTCGACCTCGGCCATGCAGACGCCGATGATCCGGTCCCCGTCCTTGATCTGCCAGACGGCCATCTGGCCAATGCTGGCGTATTCGTAGAGTTCTTCTTCGGTCCACCACCCGTCACCTCTTGTTAATGCCCGGACGATGTACGGGCGAATCTTGGGCCAGAGCGCCGGCACTTCCTTGACCGGCGTGGGGATGAGGTGTGTCACGTGAACGTTCCGCAGAACAGCCGGTAGGTGATGGTGAAAGGCGCTAGGCGGTCCTGCGGGCCTGCATGGTAGTCGTCCTTGAGGCAAGTGCTCTCGTGCAGCTCGACCGTGCTGCCGTTGAGCACGAAGCTCAGAATGGACAGAGTCGACACAAAATCCGACCAGCTCCCATTAAGCGACTGAAACGTCTTGTGGATAGTAACGAGAGAACCGCCGACGACGTACCAATATCCAGACGGCAAGTAGCTATAGTCGGTTGAATAGGTGATCCTCGCCAAGCCCAAAATTCCAGTACATGACGGATCGACTAAACCAAGAGGGATAGTCTCGTATCGGCGCGATGCTCCGGCCGAACCGCCGAATACAAGCCTTGGTCGACTTACCTCGCCTTCGACCTTCGAGAGGATATGAAAAATCTCCTCCCGCGTGTCGAGCACGACGGTGCCGTCGCTTCCTACAACCCGCGCGTATCCTGCCCCTGGCTCAATTTCTAGTGCAGCCTTTTGCCCGAAAGGATCAACATCCCCTCCGATCATGCACGCATAGTTGACAGGATTAACGATAGGCGGGCTATTGTCCGTCACAGTTCTGCCGTCCACAGTCGTGGACGTGAAATTGATAGGCGTTGATGGGAAGCCTGCGTCGTATCGGTAGGCTTGCCATGGCTGGCTTGTGTTATCTGGCGTGTCGATCTGCGAGAGCGTCCATGTACGGCCAGCGGATACCCTGAGCTCTGCCCCTTCTTTGCGCCTGAGATAATACTTCCTGCTGTCGAGACGACCGGCTACAAGCAAGTCCGGCCGCATCTCGATGTCAGGCGATGGCGTCGCGCCGCTGCCGTCTACGATGTTATCCGAGACCCACACCTGAACCTGAACCGTCCTTCCGCTCGGCAAGCTCGACGAATAATCAGGATAGCTGCGCGTCTCTTGAATAAGAATGCCTGTGTCCGACACCGCCAGATTGAAATTGATGGTGTCCCCATACTGTGGCAACCAGAATACCGGCGTTGATCCGTTAAGCGGAATCCACGTTCCTTGAACGTTTACTCTGCCAAAGACAAATGGGATGCCACTCTTGCCATGGTTCCCTAAGAAAATCGTTCGCTCCAGGTTGTTATTTACAGGCGGAATGAAAATGGACGTATCAATCGTCGGCGTCTTGCTGGAGAATTGAATATAGTCGAAATCCGAGTGGGCATGCACCAGCGAGAGGTTCGCACGCGGGTTATCGAACGGCTCATCTGATGAGCCGCTGTAGAGCGCCCATTTGCCCGGGATGGCCTTGAAGATCGCCATCAGTTCTGCATCCTGAAGACTTTGTTGTCGAGGTCGAGGACGACCTTCCCGTCCGCCGACTGCAGCTTTCCGGCCGTTATGGTCCCGATGTTGGCCGAGATCGCCGATAGCGTCCCGACCGCGATGTGACGGGCCAGAATGCTCCCATCGACCACCAGATTGCCGTTGATGCCGACGGTGGGGACCCCGTTCACCAGCCCCACCACAAACGGCGTCATCAGCTGTCCGCTGTCGGTCGGGTGCGCGATGATGAACTTGTCGGCCACAACCGTGAACGTTGACCCCGATGCACTGCCGTCGAGTTGCACCAGCCCGACGACGCGCCCGTTGAGGTCGATCGCTATGCCCCATCTGGCCTCGATGCCGTTGATCGACTCCTGAATGGTCGTGATCGCTGCCGAGTTGCCGGCGGCCTGGCTCTCGATCGTCTCGATCTTCTGCGCAATGCTGTCCTCGCCGTTCACGACAGCCTGCTCGATGGTCTCGATCGTCGCCGCCGTGCCCGCGAGATACGCCGCCACTGTATTGATCTGTTGTGCCCTGACCTCATCCTCGCTCTGCCGCACGTGCTGCTCGAGCCGGGACACGGCCTCGGTGAGGTAGTGCTGGGCAAGAGCCGCGTGCCGGGCCTGGGCGGCCTGCTGATAGAGGTCATAGGCTTCTTGCGCAATGCCGCCGGCCTCCGCGATCATCTGTGCGACCTCGGCGGCATAATTCTGCATCGCATCAAGCGCCTGCGTCTGGTCCTCGACCAGCGGGTCGATCGTCTCCTCGACGACCTTGGTCACAACCGCTTCCGTTTGCACGAAGCGGCGCGACAAGGACTGCACCAGAGCTTTGGCCCATGCGAGAAGGCTGCCAGGATCGCCAGCCCTGGGCCATGGCAGATGCTCACCGCTCGCCTGAGGGTTCGCCATCCCAGTGTATCCCGTGCGCTTCTGACCACCTAGCGCCCGCCCGGATCGCCATCTCTGCCCGCAGGAACCGGCCTTCAGCCCTCAGCTCACAGCAGCCGTACTCGTTGACGCCATTCGAGTCGGCAAAGCAGGGCTGCTCGCCCAACCGCTGTCGCGCATAGACCGTGATCTCGACATCGCCGGGCTCCGCATCCGTCACGGGCCAAATTTCCGAGAGATACGTCTGCTGTGCCGGATTGGGCTCGAACTCGCCCGTCTCCACCACGGCGCGCCGGCTGGGCCCCGTGAACACGCGCACCTTGCGGTCGGTATCGACCATAACCCACGACTTGCGGCTTTCGCGCCAGGCTGCGCTGTCTACCGACACGTCCGTAAGCTCGTCCACGTTGGCCGTGCCGAACAGCGCCTCGATGGCCTCCTGATCGTCCGCATTGACGCCATCACGCGGCATCTCGAACAGGGCCTGCACGTCTAGATCATCGTGCGTCCAGCGGTTGTCAGCCCAAGAATAGATGAGCTGCCGGTTGCAGACGACGCTCGATCCTGCGGGATAGGCCACCATCCAGCACTTGTTCACGGTGTCGATTGCCGAGATCACGCGCCCGCGGTAGGGATAGTTGAGATCCCGCGAGAACGTGAGATCGACGCGATCCTGACCGATGGGGTCGATCTTGAGGCCGTCCCAGAAATAGAACCCGTCCTCAGCGCAGACGAACGCGCCCGTCCCCCACCGGCTGACAGAACCGGGCGAGCACGCCCCCCGCCCGCCCTCGACCTCATCGAAGATCCAGGGGATTTCCCCACCCTGATAGGTCACGCGGACGATGCCGCGCTCTTGGAATATCGCGCCTTGCTCGCCGCCGACACCGGCAACGATGATGCCACGCTCCTGGCCTAGCTCCGCGGCACCGGCCTGCGTCGCGAAATCCGGCTCCCAATCCAAAGGATCGTTGAACGCCGACCAGTTCACCGTACGTCCTGCACACGCGAACAGGTGGTTACGAATGCGGAACACGACCTCGGCAGTCGGCGCGCCCGGCACGTCTGCAAACGTCCCTGTGCCCCCTAGCTCGATGTACTGCAGCGGCACGCCGCGGGCGGCCGCGAAGATGAAGTTGTTGTACTGTTCAAATGACCACTGCCAGTCGGGATCGGCCGCGTAGCCGCCCGGACGCGACACATCCACCGGCTCTTTCTTGAGCAGGCGGTAGAGGCGGCCCGTATCTCCGAGGAAGGACACGGGCAAGCCTGTAGCGTCATAGAAGCCTCTGGCTCCGAGGCAGAAGTCATTGAGCGGCGACGAGCTGTAGGCCACAGGCGACGGCAGCGGCGCGTAGCGCTTGCCGATGGACAGAACGCCCTTGGCCACGCGCGCCACGCCGCTGGCCGCGCCCTTGTCTGGCTCGTAGTTTCCGAATGGAGCTGGGGCTTTGGAACGCATCAGATCCGCCAATTGGGAATGCGCATGGCAAGCTGATTTGCGCCTTGCCGCGCCCGCCGATCCGAATGAAGCAGACCAGAGGCTAATGCCGTGTAGTTGCCGAAGTGCTCCTGCATCTTCGCGTCGTTGCGCAGCCAGCGGTACGCTTCGATCAGAGCAGCGTGGAAGTAGAGCATCGGGTGCTTTTGCAGCACCGCGTTGGTGTCGGTGTCCTCGACGAGCGCCGTTGGCTCGGCGTAGTAGGTGAACGTCAGCTCACCGCTGATCTTCGGCGAGAACAGGAGTTTTCCCGCCTCGATCGTGTAGCGCACTGGATAGCCGGTCGGGAACCGATAGCGGTTCACGTGGAACACGTCGGGCGCTTCGTATCTGGGCGCCGTGCGCGGGTCTAACTCCCACTTGAGCGATATGCCTTCGAGGTAATCCGCAGGCAGCTCGGCCTCGCCGTCCGTGACAGTGAGCGCGGTCGTGGTCTCCATCTCTCGCAGACGTAGGCGCTCGGAGGCCAGCGGAGGCCATGAGCCATGCCACATGCGCTGTTCAGCCCCGGCGACGAACCGCGGGAGAGCCGCGTCGAAGCGGGCGTGGGTGCGCCGCTCGCACTCGTCGCGAATGGCGTCCTTGAGATCGGAGAGGGTCGCAAACAGGGCCATCAGGGCGTCAGCCTCAGATTGCGGTTGTCGATGTCACGCGCCCACTTCTCCCACTGCTTCTGATCCTCACTCCAGCCTTCCTTGATGGCCTTGCTCATCACGGAGTCCGGCACAACGGCCAGAGGCTTGAGATCGGGGTGGACGAACAGCGGCTGCTCGCGCTGAATGCGGGCCTGCTCGAGCACGTGATCTTCGAGCCATTCCTCGCAGATTACCAGCTCGTCGGTGGCCGGATCGACCTTCGCGAGGATGCGCTTTCCGGGGCGCTCGTGGATCACGCGCCACTCGTAGGGGTTCACAATGGACATTCGGCTGCGTGTCCCTTGGCGATCAGTGCATCGGCCTCGTCAGCCGGCAGATATTCGCGCTGGCCTGCGATCAGCCGGCCGATCGACGTGTACACCTTGTAATGTGTGATCCTGACCCGTTTCAGCGGCACGCGTGCGGGCGTGTCGGGGGCGGCGTTGGCCGTGCCAGTGGTCTTCTTCGTCATGTGTTAGGCTCCTGGGAAGGGCGGCCTCTCAGAGCCGCCCCGTCATCTCGTTAGCTGGCGCTTGTCGTAAGATCGGCAATGACGCCATGCGCCTTCTCGTTGCACATCTCGAGCGTGTACTCGGAGAGGATCACGCGGGTCTCGGCGTCGCCGATCTTGGCGAGCGGGAACCGCACGAAACGGCGGAGATACGCGACCTTGACCATCTCAGGGTCGATCAGCAGCACGGAGCGCCCATTCGACCGCAGGTAGCGGTGCGGGATGAGTTGGATCGTCCCGAAATCGGACGCATACAGGTTGGTCGCCTGATGGATGGTCTTGGCGGCCACCGTGATCTGAGTGGACTCACGGCCCTGGAATGTTGACGACACGCGCTTGTTGTACGGACCCATGAGGGCGAACTTCACGTTCCCGCCCGTGGTGAAGATGTCCTGCAACGTATCGAGGAGCATGTCCTCGGTGAAGGCGCGCTGCGTGCCGTCCGTGGCACTCGTGCCCGGCGTCACGTTTGGATCATCAGGATCGGCACCGCCATCGCCGCGGTTCGTGTTGGTCCTGATCCATGCCTCGAAGCCGCGCAGCTGCCGGACGCCAGTTTTGCCGCCAACCGTAGCGTTGCTATTCATCGCCTGGTTCGACAGCAGAATGGCCTCCATGTCTTTCCGCAGCTCGATCGTGCGGTCAGCCATCTGGAGAGCCATTTCGCTGTCACGACCCGCCTTGTTGACGCTCTCCAAGGTGCCTGAGACGGTCGCGTTCTTTTCGCTGATCTGGCACAGGTTGCCTACGCGTACGTTGGGCGTCGCCGCCGCGCGGTCGGTTTGCTCACCCTCCTGGTGCGCGTTGTCGGTATCGAGCGCGCCCAGAGCGCGGGTCTGCCATTCATGATACGTCTGCTTTGCCGTGGTCGTGCCCACGCGTGACATGAACGGCGTATCTTCCACATCCACGCGGTGGATGGCATCGGTCAGATCCTCACGGATGCCGACCGCAGAGCCAGTGGTGTATGCGTTGGTTACGACAGCCATAGTTTATCGCTCCGCTTGAAGTTCTGCGAGATACGCGGCCGCGAGGGCATCACGGCTCGGGTTCTCGACCAGTTGCTGAACGGCGCGCGTTACATTCGATGGGCGGCCGATGGCCTTTGCCGGCCCTGGTCTCGCCGCCTTCGGAGCGGCCGGGGGAACGGGCTTGATGTTCTTCCGGGCCTCCTGCATCGCGTCGTATCGCTGAGCTTTCCAGAGCGTCACCATGTCCCGCGCCGTGGCCATGGCGAGCTGTTCCGGGGTGTAGCCGGCCTTGATCCCGTACTCGTAGACGGCCTTCCTGAGCGCCGCGCCCTTCTTGGGATCGGCAAGCTCCGGGGCCATCTGAGCCAGGGCTTCGGCTTCGCGGCGGTAGAACTCGGCCATCTGCTGCTTTTGCAGCGCCTCTTGCTCCTGCCGCACCCGCTGTTGCTCAGCAGCGGCAACCTCCTGCAGGTGCTTCTGGTGCAGGTATGACGCCAATTGCTCCTCGTAGCCCACGGGGTCCGTATCTCGCATCTTGGGGTCGGGCGGCGCGAGCTTTGGGGTCGTGAACTGCGAGAGAATGTGGTCGTAGGCCTGCAACTTCTGCTGCAGCTCGGCAACGCTGGACTCGTAGTACCTGCGTTGCTCGGCGACCTGCTGGGTTTTCCGCGTGTAATCGGCCTGCTGTTCCGTGATCCGCTTGTTGATCCATGTCTGGAGTGCGGGCGGCAGCTTGGCGAACTCGGCCTTGTCGGCCTCGCTCATCCCAGGCGGAGCGGCGATGGCCGGGCTGTCGGTGGGCTCTTCGGCTCCGTCACCCGGTTCTGCTTCTTCCTGGGTTTCAGCGCCTTCTTCAGGCGCATTCTCTTCGGCAGGCGCCGCCTCTTCTGGCGCGCTCTCCGCCGGTTGTTCCGTGTCCTGATGGCCTTGTGAGGCCGGTTCTGGCGTCTCTCCACGCTCAGCAGCCAATTCCTGCGCAAAAAGGCCCGCCAATTGCTCTTGGGCGGACAATTGCGGCTGTGCGGGTGCTTCTGACCCGGCTCCCACTTCGGCCTGAAACACTTTTACGGGGAAAATCCTCATGCCATCACCTTAGGTTTGCGCATTGCGCGCTTGTGCTGCATCCGTGTCAGCTTCTCGACGATTGCCTCGGCTGACTTGCCGTCCGCAATCACCGCTTCCATGGCCCGCCTCAGATCACGCAGGGCGGCGACACGGTGATAGATCCGCTCCCGCGTAGATTGGTCGTCGATGTCTGTTTTCATCAGGGAGTCGAGGTAGTTGCGCTCGACGGCATCGAAGACGGCGTAAAGGCCTTCATCTCCCTCGCACCACTCGCGGAACC